GATTCTCTATCTTTGCCTGCCAATACATTGTCTAGAACATCGTAGAGAAATTTTTGAACAAATTTAGGAGTATCACTGCGTTTTAGGTCTAGACCCATAGCCTTTATCTTGCCACGTGATCCGTTTACATCTAGCCGTTTACCTTCTTGATCGTAAATGTTAACTGCATAACGCTTTTTCGTAATGAAAATAGCACGATCGCCTACCAGTTCTCTACCCGCTTTGATGATTTCTCCATTCTTTAATGGACAGTGAAATGCATCTTTCATGAACTGTGGGAAACTAGCGTTAGTATCATTGGCAAGATCATCATAAATTTCAATCGCACGTTCTTTAGACCATGCCAGTGAATTTTCTTTTACGCTGTTCTTGATAATTGGCCATACAGTATAGTAAATAGAATCGGTGTCGCCGTAAATAACTGACTCGCCCGTAATATCATACTTGCCAGTGATAAGTTCATTTAACTTTGAACCCATGTGTTTTACAATCTGACGTCCAGACAAGGTAACGCTTTGGCCTATTCGCAAATCGTAGAATTTGCAATGGCGATTTAATAGTGCACCATATGCTGAGTTTAGCAAAATCTTTCGAACTAACTGACGCTTGTGTAGGAATTCCTGATCTTCTTTTGTGGTAGCCTGTTTCAACTTTGCTTGAATTTGTTTACGTTCTTGATACCATCTGCTTAGTAGACCCGGAATAACTCCCTCCTGTGAGTATGTGAATATTGTTCCATTAGCACTTAACATCCACTGTTGATTGCTATCAAAGATTAGTTGCCATAGTTCAGCGGCGCTGTATGTGTCACTGCCACCACGTTCCCAGTCTACCGTTATCAGCGTATCACGCTCTTGATTCATTACTGCTGTGTATTCTAATGAACCGAATAACCCTTCCCATAGAACTGGTCCAGTGATATCTTTGGCTGTTTTATTTTTCTTTTCTCTTGCTAATTTTTTCTTCTTGTCTTCGATATATCGTTCAGTTAAAGTTTGTCGCAGTTGTCCAACGATGGTTTCCGGTGCCATGTTAAGAGCGCGGATAACTGATGGGTACAGACTGTTAATGTCGCACGCCGCGACCCATTCGTGCATGCCCCTTTTGGGCGTAGCAACAAAGGCACCGGCGGCTGTGATATCTTCTTCGTCTTCATCATCTTCATAGTGGTCATCGTCCTTATAATCAATGGGTTTGTTTTGAACAATTAAATTTCGTTGATGTGCTTCGTTGATAACTGCCTGCTCAATCATTGCAACACTGCCCATAACTGTTTTTAGGAGTACGGTGTTTTCGTGTGCTAGTTGATTGGCTAAGTCTAAAAATTTCAGTTTTGCATGAATTTTGTATACTAGTAGGGTGTCTTGACGGTTGTACTTGATGAAAGTTGCCCAGTCACGATTGTACAGTTGATCTAGTGTTCCTTCGTAGGCAGTCTTGGTTTCTCCGACTTCCATTTCACCAATGTAGTCTAATTTGTAACTGTGTCGTTGTTCATAGTTGTACTTCTTGTACAGTTGCAAATAGTCCATGTGAACACGTCCGGAAAGATCATATGTGGTTTCTGTTTTTCCGAACTTATTTATGGTTCGTTGTCTAGGCAGTTGATCTAGTAAACAGAACTTTCTAGTGTCGTCCTTACTCATTACTCTGATAACACGATTTACCAAATAAGGTATATCGTAACTCTCGCTATTCCATCCAGTAAGAACATCAGCATCTTCAATCAGCATGAAGAATGTTTCAAACATTTCCACTTCATTTTCGAAAATAAAAACATTTTCAATATCTTCGACAAGTAGTTTTGCCTCATCAATGCTAATGTGTGCTGGCGGAATGCATAACGTAACTAATTGTTCTAGCCAATCCAAGTACAGAGTAATAGCAGTTACTTTGTTGAATGGATCAGACGTAGATGCAAAGCCTGGACCTAGTTTTAGATATGCGGATTCGTGTATGCTCACCCACCGAAGTTCGTCAGTGTCATATACTACGTAGTTATCCTTGCCATGTAAGTGACTTAGTTCATGTACGGTTATATTTTTGATTACGTTTGTTTGAATGGATTTAATTTTTACAACATGTGAGTTCGGATAAGCGTATGGTTGCATATCTGATTCAATGTCAAAAAATGCCGTATGTAGTTTAGGCGCAGGACGTTCTAGATAATTGTCAGCCAGACATCTGAATACAGGATTTACGTCACTTTCAAATAACTTTTTGTTTGAAAGTATACGTTTTTCTTTTTGAAATTCACTGTGCTTTCTGGTACTAAATTTACTCAAACTATCACCGAATACACTACGGTATTTGCCTTTTTGATCTTCGTAGTACAAAACGTAGTTTGTTGGATAGTCTATATAACGCCTAACGCCGTGCTCATCACGTTCTATAACGTGAATAACATCTTTTTCTCTTTCAAGAAAAGCGTCTATATAACTCATTATAGGGTTCGTCCAACTGTTTCCAAGATTGTTTCTAGTAATTCTTGATCTTTTTTAGTTTTATGAAATTCTGCCTTGTGTGCTACCTTGATTGCTTTTTTTAAAATTGACGAAGGTATGGACATTTCTTCGGAAATTGCCTTTATAGTATCACTTAATCCATCTCTTAATGTTTCTATTTCGTGTAAAGTATTCATGCCTTCAGTAATTATTTGTGAAAGTTTTATTTTTTGATCGCCGCTGAATGTAATAGGTCCGTCATAATCGTTAGTTGTATGTTTGTTGTTCATACTGTTACCTTTCAAAAATATCATTTTATTAAATTTAAGATTGTTATGAAAGAAATTTGATAAATAAAAGTGTAGATCGCGGCAACTTTGGTCGGGTGCCCATCTACTCTAATTGCTAAAATGGAGCAACCAGCAATGATATTTAGTAAAAATTATACTCCTTCGGGATTTTATGTCTACGCTTATTTGCGAAATGACGGTACACCGTATTACATAGGAAAAGGAAGTAATAAAAGAGCATGGGTAAAACATACAGGTTCTGGCAAATTACCAAATAATTTACATAGAATTTACATTTTGGAACAAAATTTAACAGAGATAGGTGCCTTGGCTATTGAAAGAAGATTGATAAAATGGTGGGGCAGAAAAGATTTAGGAACGGGTATACTTCGTAATACAACAGATGGAGGCGATGGACTAAGTAATCCTTCTGATGAAGTTAGACAATTAATAAGTAAAAATACGAAGAAATCATTAACTGGAAGAAAACTGTCAGAGGAGCATAAGAAAAATATAGGCAATGCCAGTTCTAATAGAACAAATGAAACTAAAAAGAAAATAGGAGATAGACAGCGAGGAGAAAATCATTGGACAAAAAGAGAAAAAAATAAAGATAAGAAATTGTTCAATGGTAAAAATCCAATGTTAGATCCAATAATAGTTGAAAAATTAAAAGGACCTGATGGGTTGATAGCAAGAGCAAGGGCAAGACCGAAAGTTAAAGAAAAATTCTCAGGTAAAAATCATTGGAAATATAATAATGCCTTATATACATTTCAAAACATAGATACATTAGAAATAATACATAAAACTTATTCTGAATTTCGTAAAGAGTTTAATTGTGGAGGTAATTTAAGTTCTCATATTAATGGGACTAGATCACATGTTAAAAGATGGAAAATTATAAAAAAGCCCCATTTTGAATAGTCTGAGTAGCGAATTCATCGTATTGAGGTATGGGGCGACCTACTCGGTCCTAAGGCCAAGACTGTTAACCAATTATTAAATAGTTTAAATAATTGATATTTGTGTTTTCCAGATCATCGGTAAATTGAACTTGTTCTACAATAAGTTCTTTGACTAGATTTTCTGTAGTATTTATAGTTTCTTCTGATGCTGGGACAATATTAGACTCGTTCATTTAATGTAGCCTTTAACATCCAACTATGTTTTTTATGAGCCGATATTCTATTCGCTAGGAAGTCACTTAATCCCACTTCGCCCTCACGTTCTGAAAGATCGTATACCATTTTGAATATTTTAATGCACTTTTCACTGTCATTTAATAAATCGTTTATCATATCCAATGCTGGTGGAACTGTCAACTCATCATCTATTTGAGACAACATACTAAGTCTGGTATAACTACCAGGAGTATATGTTCCTAGTTTTCTAATATTTTCGGCAAATGCGTCTATGCTTTCATATACTTCTTCGTATATTTTACTAAACAAATTATGATATTGATCAAAGTCTGGACCTTCGACGTTCCAGTGATAAAAATGAGATTTTAAATAAAAACTGAATTCAGTACTGAATGCAATTTTCATTGCTTTTGCTAATTCGTCCATTACACTTTACCTCTTCTTTTATTTATGTGTTGACTTTTTGGTATAGATCCTACTGGACTCTTACCGTTGTCGGTGCCAATGGTCGCGGCAGTGCCATCATATGCGATTGGATTTAATTCTTCTTCGCTAAGTGGCATACCAAAAGCACGAACAGCATCTAATTTAAGAGATGATGGTGAATTTTCGTTTAGGTACCATCCTCGTGCATTGTGTTGTAATTTAAACTCAGAGATTAATGTTTTCTTATCTGTTCCCACCACGTTGAAATACAGATTTGTATCTTCGTTTGTCTTTGATTTACCCCAATTCTTTGCGCCTTTTTTGCGACACTTAACTAGAGCGCCACTTGCATATGCACTTGGCCAAACTTTATATCTGCTTTTTACTTTGTGATAGCATGCATCTTTCTTTTCTGCTAAGATTTTATCATCTAATGCGACACCGCCACATTGAGGACAGGTATTTTCTGTTTCTTTTATTTGATTTGGTAAGTTTAATTTGTTTGATATTTTATTTACGGCAGCAGTACGTAACGCATCACCTGTTGCGCCGATATAATTACCTTTTTTTATATTTCCAATAAGATCATCAGATTGTTGTAATGCTAAATTAATTGGCTTTGCTGCTGGTATCATACCTAATGCTTGCTTGCCTGCGGCAGCAAAATCTCCCTTAACGACGTTTGCTCCTATATCTATTACGTTTGCCGCTTTATTTACACCTGGAACTCTACTTAATATATTGCTAGTCAATGATCCACTTTGACGAAATTGTTGCCATTTGTTCGCTAAGTCCTGTGATTGATATATTTGTTGTGCAATTTTTTGATTTTTTGGATCTGAGAAATACTCAGGTGGCGGTTTAGCGCCAGGCATTCTGGCTAAAATAT